TAGCTTCGCCTGCGATCTACTGATGGTGCAGATTGAGGGCTGTATTAATGAGCGTTTTGACGACTTTGTCTCTGTCATTTTGAGATTTGATGATGGCGAGGATGCTTATGCTGAGATTGTGCGAGACAAGTTTACGGATGAGGACTGGCCGCTTGCTGAGCCTGGCGCATTGTTCTATTTGACTGAAGAAGGCGTCAGGCTGCGTCGTAAATGAGGGGTGGTGTGGGCGTTGGGTTTCTGGGCTAATCAGTGGGCGTGGTGGTCTGGCGCCAGCGCAATCTCTAACTCGACTGTCAGCACTCCTGACAGTGTGGGGCCCGGATACTCACCGGGCGACCCTAATGGCGTCGAAGTGGTTGATGATGACGTTGCGCCTGAGGGCAGGATGGCGGCGTTTGTGCCGTCACCGTGGGATGGGTGGCCGGCATCATGGGCTAGCCCGCAGTGGAGTCAGCTAGGGTCGCAATTCGACAATCTTGTTGATGTGGCGTGGGCTGCGTTGGATTTGAACGCTAGTGTGCTGTCGGCAATGCCTGTTTACCGTGTGCGCAACGGGCAGGTGCTGCCGGCGACGACGTGGATGTCGAATCCTGACCCGGATATTTATACGGGGTGGGCGGAGTTCGCGAAGCAGCTGTTTTGGGATTATCAGCTGGGTGAGGCGTTCGTGTTGCGGATGGCCACTGCCGCAGATGGTTGGCCGTACACGTTTCGGGTGTTGCCGCCGTGGCTGCTGAATGTGGAGATGGACGGCGGCCGCCGCTCATACAATATTGGGTCGCTGGATGTGACCGACGACATTCTGCATATCCGCTATAAGTCGACTTCTGATGGTGCTCATGGCGTGGGGCCGTTGGAGTCCGGTAATGCTCGTTTGATCACTGCTGCAGTGTTGGCGCGGTATGCGTCGGAGTTGGCGCAGGGCGGCGGCATCCCGAAGTATGTGTTGGAGTCTGAGCAGGAACTGACTCAAGAAACGGCGAATACGTTGAAGGAGCAGTGGTGGGCGACGCGGATGAAGGATCTTTCGACGCCGTGGAAGCCTGCAGTGTTGTCTGGTGGGGTGAAGGCGCATCCGTTGCAGCTGAACCCGCAGGAGATGGCGTTGATGGAGTTGTCGCAGTACACCGAATCCAGGATTTCGAACCTGTTGGGTGTGCCAGGTTTTTTGATGGGATTGCCGTCAGGTGACCCTATGACATATTCCAATGCCTCGAGTTTGTTTGATTTTCATGATCGTCGGAAGTTGAAGCCGGATGCGGTCCATGTGATGTCTGCGCTGTCTAATTGGGCATTGCCGCGTGGTCAGGCTGTGGAGTTGAACCGGGATGAGTACACGCGTCCGTCGTTGAAAGAGCGCGCGGAGTCATATGAGAAGTTGGTGGCGATGGGCGTGCTGTCGCGTGAGGAGATTCGGATTATGGAGCGTTTCGTCGACGCGGGTACGCCTGAGCGGCCGTTGGAGGAGTCGGATGATGATTTGGTGGCGGCTGAGGCGTTGACTGGGGGTGGGCGTTCGTGACCGAGTTTCAGGACTCTCCCGCCAACGAGGATGCTCCGGCTGCGCCGATTGAGTTTCGACAATCGAGTGTTGCTGGCGTGAATTTTGCGCAGCGGATCATCGATATCATTGCAATGCCGTATGAAGAGTCAGCATTGGTTGAGTATCGCGGCGAGATGTGGAATGAGTCGTTTGCTCGTGGAGCGTTTGATGGGATTGAGAAGCGGCCGAACCGCGTACGGGCTAATCGTGATCATGACAAGCAGCGCACTATCGGTAAGGTTGTGAACTTTTTTCCTTCTCGGCAGGAGGGTTTGGTTGCCTCGGTGCGGGTGTCTAAGACGGCACTTGGTGATGAGACGTTAGCTCTTGCTGATGATGAGTGTTTAGGCGCTTCTGTGGGGTTCGCGGCGCGCGGTCGTGATCAGGATTTTGATAGGGCAAACAAGGTTCGTCGGATTAAGAGAGCGTTTCTTGATCATTTAGCGTTTGTGCCTGACCCGGCGTATGAGGGTGCGGGTGTGTTGAATGTTCGGTCTGCTGTGTTGTCGCGTGAGGAAATTCTGGCTATGGAGCAACCGTTGGTGACTCCGGCGTTGGATGATTTACGCGCCTGGATGCAAACCCGCCGCAAGCGTTAGGCATATAAGCGGGCGGTGTGAACCGCCTTAGTTTTACCTTCGGGCATCGGTGGCTCGCAGTTCTCGCCTGGCTTAGCGCCACACTTAGGACACTGAACCTCATTCAGGGCTTCACCCAATGTGCGCGGTGATAGCTCCCGCACGTCACGGTGTCCCATGGCCCAACCTTCGCATAGCGCCGCAATCACACGGCACGGCGTGCCGGCCATGGGCGTGGAGGAACTGGACTGTGACTACTGATCGGGAAGCGTAGGCGGTTTCAAACTCTGTCTGTGTAGTCATAGCCAGTCAGTATCGCAGGTTTTTAGCACTACCAACCCCTCCTAGAGCGAGTTGCCACGTAGAAGGTGGCGGGTTGTAGCGGGTGCTCCCTGGCCGAGAGGGCCAACTAACCATCTGTAACAACCAATTTTTAGGAGATGAGCCATGGCGGCGAGTCAGAACGATGCGATGATCGAGCGCCTCGAGAAGGAAATCGAGGAGCGGTCATCGTTTATTGAGGGTTTGATCGGCGGCGCCCAAGACGGCGACCGTGATCTTACCGAGAATGAGAAGGAGCTCAGCGCGGCGGCCCGTAAGCGGCTGCTGGAGTTGGAGCAACAGGCCGACACTCTGTATGAGAACCGTGAGCGGACCACTAAGGCTCGTCAGCGGGCTATGGATGTGCACCGTGAGGTTACGCGGATGCGTAACAGTGTTGACAAGGGTGCTGTTGAGTACCGCTCAACCGGTGAGTATTTGGTGGATTACATTGCGGGTTCTGTCGGTTCCCGTGAGGCGATGGAGCGGCTCGAGGTTTACAGCCGCGCCGCCGCCCATCAGAAGACATCAGACAACTTGGGCGTGGTGCCTGACCCGATCATCGGTAGTGTCATCAACTTTATTGACGCTGCTCGTCCTGCTGTCGGATTTTTGGGCCCGCAGAATTTGCCGTCAGCGACGTGGTATCGCCCGAAGGTGACTCAGCGCACGCTGGTTGCGGCGCAAGGTTCTGCTGGCGCGGCTGCGGATGAAAAGTCTGAGCTCACTTCGCAGAAGATGACGATCACCCGCCTTACCGGTAACGCTGTCACGTATGGCGGCTATGTGAACGTGTCCCGTCAGGACATCGATTTTGCGCAACCGTCGATGTTGGATGTGGTTGTGAATGATTTGGCTGCGCAGTATGCGATTCAGACTGAGGCTGTGTTGGGCACTTTGATTCAGACTCAGGCGAACAACGTTGAGTTGACCACTGCTTCTGGTGGTGTGCCGAATGCGGCTGAGTTGGCTGCTGGCTTGTGGTCAGCGGCGGCGAACGTTTACACGGCGACTAAGGGTCAGGGGCGGATCGCTTTGATTGTGCCGCCGAGCCGTTTGGGTAACTGGGGTGGTGTGTTCTCGCCGATCAATCCGCAGAATGCGCAGTCGACCGGCTTCAACGCTGGCGACTTCGGTTCCGGCATTGTCGGCAACATCAGCGGTATCCCGGTGATTTGCTCACCTGGCTATCCGACTGTGGCGAACCATTACGGGTCGCTGATCTCCAGTGCTGCGATTGAGGTGTATGAGCAGCGGGTAGGTGCGTTGCAGGTGACTGAGCCGTCAGTACTTGGGGTGCAGGTTGCTTATGCCGGGTATTTCACGCCGATGCTGATTGAGACCACTGGCGTGCAGCGCATCGTCAACCTGGCCTGATTTATAGGAATCTCCGAATGGGTATAGATCTCTTAGCGGGATCTATACCTTAGGAAAGGAACCCATCATGGGAATTGTTAGTGAAGACGGCACGGTTGTCGGTTCTATCGACGTTAACCAGCTCGACGAGATCGACCCGAAGACTGATGAGGCCCGAGCGCAGCTTGAGACTTTGAAGGCTGAACGTGATGCTGGTCAGGAGCAGGCTGTTGTTGATGCTGACGCTAAGGCTGCACAGGAGAGGGCGCAGGCGGAACAGTCTGGCCAGTTGAAGGTTGAAGATCAGAAGGCTAATGAGCAGAAGGCTCGCGAGCAGCAAAAGGCCGCC